AAAGAAGATATCAAAGTTATTTTGCAATTCTAAGTAAGAATTATGCCACAAGAAACTAATCTCAATGTATCGCCATATTTTGACGACTTTGATAAGAATAGTAATTATTATAGGGTTTTATTTAAACCAGGTTATCCGGTACAGGCCAGAGAATTAACAACACTACAATCTATACTCCAAAATCAGGTAGAGCAGTTTGGTTCTCATTTCTTTAAAGAAGGTGCAAAAGTAATACCAGGACAACTAACTTATGTTAGTAATTTTTATGCGGTAGAGATAAATAGTGAATTTTCTGGAACTTCAGTTAATTTATATTTGAATAATCTTGTTGGATCTATAATTTATGGAAGATCATCTGGTATAAAGGCAAAAGTTATCAAAGTTATAACTGCTGATGAATCGGAGAGAGGAAATATAACTTTATACGTAGATTATCTAGAGTCTTCTTCTAGTGATTTTTCTAAAAGAGAATTTTCTGATGGAGAAGTTCTGTATTCAGATTCACCAATACAGTTTGGAAATACATTTATTTCATCAAGAGAAGGATTTGCTTCTACAATCTCTACAAACTCAACCTCAACTGGATCTGCATTTGCATTATCAAATGGAGTTTATTTTTTAAGAGGAACTTTTGTAGAAGTACAAGATGAAATATTAATCTTAGATCAGTATAATAATACACCAAGTTATAGAGTAGGTTTACTTGTAAACGAAGAAATTGCAACTTCTGATGATGATATTTCTTTAACAGATAATGCACAGGGATATAATAACTATTCTGCTCCAGGAGCAGATAGACTAAAAATAACTGCTACTCTTTTTAAAAAAGATATTAATGATTTTGATAACGCAAATTTTGTCCAGTTAGCAACTGTACAAAATGGTATTCTAAGAGAAATAAACAATACTACAGATTATAATATTTTAGGTGATGAACTTGCAAGAAGAACTTTTGATGAATCTGGACATTATTACATTAAATCATTTACAACTTATTGCAAAGAGAGTTTAAATGATGGTATTGGAAATGGTGGGATATTTAAAGAAGGTGAGTTAACTTATTCAGGATCTGTTCCAAGTGAAGATTTAGCAATTTATAAAGTAAGTCCAGGAAAAGCATACGTCAAGGGATATGAAGTCGATTTTCAAGGACCAACACTATTAGATTCACCTAAGCCAAGGACAACAAAAACAGTTCAAAGTCAGGCAGTTAATTTTGGTTTTAATCCAACAATAACTGTAGATAACGTAACAGGATCTCCTCTAATTGATTTTAATACATCATCAACAATAAGTCTAAGAGATGAGAGAGTAACTGATGATGCAGGATCTGCGGCAGGAACTGAAATTGGTGTAGCTAGAGTATATGACTTTGTTTTGGAGCAAGGTGGATATGATGTTCCAAACTTGAACACAAATAGATGGGATTTGACATTATTTGACGTTCAAACTTATTCTAAGATGACGTTGAATGAGCCGGTTACTTTATCGATTCCAACTTATATTCAAGGATCGCAGACAGGTGCTACTGGTTATTTGAAGGAATCTGTTTCTGGGTTAACCACAATCACTGTATATCAAATTAAAGGAGAATTTTCAGAGAAAGAAAATATTATTTTCAATAACTCTGATGAAAATCAAACTTCTAGGTATGTAACTGATATTAGAAATTATGGTATATCTGATGTAAAATCTGTTTATTCTTCTAGCGTAGGATCTGGAATTACTTTCACAGCAGATGCTACACAGATGATTTCGAATACTATTGGAAACGCTACTATAACACAAAGTAGTGGTGGTATTTCTACCGTTACTGTTAATGGTGTTAATATTTCCGGCATAGTAACTACTGGAAATCTGATTAGATACAGTCAACCTGGAATATCTACAATTTCTTATGCAAAGGTTAATCAAGTTTCATATCTTGCTAGCGAATTTGAGATTTCATCTATTGAAAGTGTACAGGGAGTGGTATATGGAAGCTTACCTGCAGCAGAAATTAATGTAAATGACTTATCAGTAGTAACTACTAAGTTGCAATTAAATGGTGATAGTGGAAATTCGGCAAGTAATAATTCACTATTCAGCGTTCTACCAAAATCCAATATCGAATCGGTAGATCTTAATGAATCGCAAATAACAATAAGAAAACAGTTCAGTAATATTAACATTACCAGCAATTCTACTGATCCAATTGATGCTGGCCAGAATGAAGTATTTTTGCCTTTTGATGAAGAAAGATATATTCTTATTAGAAGTGATGGTACATTAGAAACTTTAACTTCAGATAAGTTTGAATTCCAGTCAGGATCAACAAGACTGGTAATTAATAATTTGGGCACAAATGATACAGGTGCTGTATTAATTGCAACTTTAAGAAAAAGTAAAATTAAATCAAAATCTAAGAAAAAGAAGATAGTAGATAGTATTATAATCAATAAGTCTTCAAATTCATATTCTGGAATTGGACAGTCTACTACAAATGATGGTCTTACTTATGGAAATTATCCATATGGAACCAGAGTTCAGGATAAAGAAATTTGTTTAAATTATCCAGACATAAATCTTCTCTATGGTGTCTTTGAATCAAAGGATACTTCTAATCCAGATTCTCCATCTGCAACTATTGGTTCTATGGATGGACCAACAGCAACTACAAACGATTTAATAATTGGCGAAACTTTAGTTGGAACTATTAGTGGTGCAAGAGCACTATATGTTGAAAGAAAGAATGATACTTCTATCGGATACATCTACGAAAATAATAATAGTTTTATAAATGGAGAACTTGTAAAATTCTCTCAATCAAATGTGAATGGAGTAATAGGATCTATTAGTATTGGTAGCGTCAATGTAACTGACAGATATAAACTGGATGGTGGACAAAGAGAAACTTATCTAGATTATTCTAGACTTATAAGAAATTCTTCTTCACCAGAACCAGATAGAAAATTAAAAGTCTTCTTTATGAGAGGATTTTTTGAAACATCAGATGATGGTGATATTACAACTGTAAACTCATATACTTCATTTAATTATAAGAATGAAATACCTTCCATATCAGGATATAGAGTAACTGATTTAATTGATTTAAGACCAAGAGTAAGCGACTATACAGTTTCTGAGGGAAATAGATCTCCATTTGAATTTGAGGGAAGAGATTTTTCGGGTTCAAATCATAGCTCAAAAAATATAATTTCATCTGAAGAATCTTTAATTTTAACTTATTCGTATTATCTACCAAGAATTGATAGAATTTATTTGAATAAGGATAAATCTTTTGTTATTAAGTATGGAAATCCTTCCGATAATCCTGTTTTACCGGAAGAAGTTTCTGGTGCGATGAATATTGCAAATGTTTATCTTCCACCATATCTGTATAATACATCAGACGCAAGAATTGAATTTGTTCAGCATAAGAGATACCAGATGAGAGATATTTTTAATCTCGAATCTAGAATCAAAAATTTAGAGTATTATACATCACTATCTTTATTGGAAACAAACACTCAAAATTTATTTGTAGATGATGGTGCTGGACAAAATAGATTTAAATCTGGATTTTATGTTGACAATTTTGGTTCTCTTTTAACTCAAGATCTATCAAATGGAGTTAAAAATAGTATTGACACTCAAAAAGGAGAACTTAGACCATCTCACTATACAACTAATCTAAAATTAGAAGTTGCAAACAGCACAATATCTGGAGTTGGTACATCAACACAATTAAATGGAGATAAGAGATACGCAGAAATATTTGGATCTAACATTAAGAGAAGTGGCGATGTTGTTACTTTAGACTATTCCGAAACTTCTTGGTTAAGGCAACCATTTGCAACAAGAACTGAAAATGTAACTCCTTTCTTCGTAAAACTTTGGGAAGGAACAATCCAACTCAATCCAACTGTTGATGTTTGGATTGATACAAATAGATTAGAACTTAATAATGTTGAAATGGAAGGTTCTTTCTTAGGAATTGCGGAAGCACTGAGAACAGAAATTTCCACTAATGAAGATGGCGAAAGATTGGGAGTCAGTCCTATAATCTGGAATTCTTGGGAGACCACTGGTGTAGATCTTAATAGAAGACAGGAAGTTAATAGCAGTAGCAGTACTAGTAGGGGAACTTCATCTTCGAATAGACAGGGAACTGCAGCAGAATTCCAAAGATTTACAGGTCAGAGTGCAGCAAATGGAGTACCAAGTACATTTAGAGTCGGTGAAGTAAGAGATACTTCAACAACTACTACGGTAACAACAACTAATACCTTTATGGATATTAGGTTAGATCAGCAAAGAACTGGAATACAGAATACAGTAACTGAGCAGATTGATACTGAATCTTTAGGTGACAGAATCGTTAGAAGAGATGTCATAACATTTATGAGGTCTAGAAATATTGAGTTTACTTCTAGACAAATGAAACCTTATACTGAGGTATATCCTTTCTTTGATGGAGTAAATGTTAGTGATTATTGTTTTAGTAAGTTAGTTGAGATTGAAATGATCTCAGGAACATTTGAAGTTGGAGAAACTGTTATTGGACGACAGGATCTTCTTCTTCCAAATGGAGCAACGGCAAGAATTCCGATTGAAATTATTTTTAGAGTAGCGCAATCAAATCACAAGTATGGTCCATATAATAATCCATCAGACTTTTTCGATAGAAATCCATACGATAGAGAGACAAATATTCCAGAATCATATTCTTCAACAACTACAATATTAAATATCGATACTTTTTCATTGGCAGATGAATCAAATACACAATTCAGTGGAATAATCAAACAGTCAATGACTTTGAGAGGACTAAGTTCAGGTGCTGAAGCAACAGTAACTAATGTAAGATTAGTGACAGACAGAGTAGGAACTCTGATTGGTTCATATCAAGTACCAAATTCATCAATTGGCAATAATCCTGCGTTTGAAACTGGTCGCTCTAGATTTAGATTAACCAGTAGTTCTACAAATTCACAAATTCCTGGAGTTGTAACAACAGTAGCAGAAGAAACTTTCTACTCTCAAGGAGATATTGATTCTACGCAAGAAGTCACTCTATCTCTAAGAAATGCAAGAGTTGAAGTTGATGATAGTTTTAGACAAACTAGAGCACTATCTGATTCAGCTCTACTTGACACGCAGACAACAGTTTCTAGTTCAACATCTAGTTCAAATCCAAGACTCACTGGAGAATATAGAGATCCATTGGCACAATCATTCATTGTTGATGATCCAACTGGTGTTTATCTGACAAAAGTTGATCTTTACTTTAGAACAAAAGATGAGACTCTTCCAGTAACTGCACAAATTAGAGAAGTTGAATTGGGAACGCCAAGTCAAAAGATACTTCCATTCTCAGAAGTCGAACTAACTCCAGATAAGATTCAAACCTCTGAAGATGCTTCAGTAGCAACATCTTTTGAATTTGAATCTCCGGTGTATCTTGAGAGTCAAAGAGAGTATGCAATTATTGTCATATCAAATTCGAATGAATATAATGTTTGGATTTCCAGATTAGGAGAATCCGATGTAGCAACACTTGCTACTGAACAAAATCAGATTCTAGTTACAACACAAAGGTTGCTTGGTTCATTATTTAAGTCGCAAAACGCATCTACTTGGACACCAAGCCAATATGAAGACTTAACATTTGAACTTCATAGAGCAGAGTTTGTTACTTCTGGATTTGTTCAGATGTTTAACTCTGATCTTCCAGAAAATCTACAAGTAATGACAAAAGATGCTCTTACTATAGAATCAAATAAAGTAAAAGTATCATTATCATCTACAGTAACGAATACAGACCTATCTTTAGGTAACACTATTATACAACAACCTGCAGGTCTTTCTACAGCCTTTGGAAATCTTGTTGGATATGCGGGTAGTGCATTTGGTAATTTAAATATCGTATCTTCTGGTGTTGGTTATACTGGATCAAACTTCACTTACACGGGGGTCGCTTTAACCAGTATAACAGGATCAGGAGTCAATGCTACTGCAAATATCACTATCAATAATGGTGGAGTTGTTGCTGTAGGTGCAACAATTTTGGTTGGCGGTTCTGGATATGTTGTTGGCGATGTTCTGGAACCAATTTCTGTTGGTTCTCAGAATTTGGGATTAGGAATGAGATTAAGTGTTTCTGAAATTTCTGGCAGAAATGAGTTGATAATTGATAATGTTCAGGGAGAATTTAGTACGCTTTCAAGTGACAAAGTTAAATTTGTCAATAACTCTGGAGTGACAACTGATTTTAGTACTGATGGAACAGAATTCTCTATAGCAAATCTAAACACATTAACAAATGGTGAGCACATAAAAGTATTCCATAGAAATCATGGAATGCATTCATCTTCAAATATTGTGACTATTAGAGATATATCTTCAGATATTGATACAGTTTCTCTCACATCACAATATCCAAGTGCATCTGGTGCTTCTAATGAAATTGTGGTTTCTGATGCATCTGAATTTGCCACTTTTGAAAATATAACTGTTAGCGCAGCATATAAAGGTTATTTAAGAATACTTGACGAAATCCTAAGTTATGAAGGTGTAAATCTATCGACAAATACTTTAACTGGTGTCTCTAGAGAGATTGATAGTACTAAAGGATTTAACTATCCAGTAGGAACATTAGTTGAAAAATATGAATTAGGTGGAATTTCCTTAAGGAGAATTAATAAAACTCATAATCTATCTGATGTAGATAATACAATTTCGGATAAGATTGGAGTAAATCATTATTACTTAAAAATTGATATGTCTTCCAATGGAAATGACAGAAGTCTAAACACTGGATATGGAAAACTTAAATTCAATAGAACTAAGCAGTCCGGAGGATTAAATGGAAAAGCAACTTATAATATTCCATTTGAAGCAGTAATTCCTAATGTTAGACAGATTGCTCCTACAGGAACAGGAATAAGATCAGCAATTAGAACAGTAAGTGGGACAAGTCTTGGAGGAAATGAAGTTTCTTTCGTCGATCAAGGTTTGAAAGATATAACCAATTCAAGAATCAATTATTTTGATTCTCCTAGAGTTATTGCATCTAAGTTAAATGAAACAAATTACCTAACAGATCTTCCTGGAAACAAATCACTGAATGTTAATGCATTCTTCACTTCTTCTGACTCAAGAATTAGTCCAAGTATAGATTTGTCCAATAATAGTTTGGTTCTTATTAGTAATAGAGTTAACAATCCAATTACAGATTATGCAAATGACCCAAGAGTGAATACAATTTCAGATGATCCAAATCTATTTACATATGTTTCAAATCAAATATTATTAGAAACAGCAGCATCTTCCATTAAAATTTTATTGGATGGTTATGTGCATAATGAGTCCGACTTGAGAGCATTTTACTCTATAGAAAATAGTAATGTATTCGTACCATTTCCGGGTTATGCAAATATTGATACTAATGGTACTGTAATTGATGATAGAAATAGTAATGGAAGTGCTGATGCAAAAATGATTAAGCAAGATAGATTTATAAACAATCCATTACAATCTGATTTTAAAGAATATTCTTTCACAATAGACTTAAATCAAACATTTAAGCAATTTAGAATAAAACTGATCGGAACAAGTGAAAATCAAGCATATGTTCCTATTGTCAGGAATTTAAGAGTAATTGCTTTGGCATAATCAATTATGAATTTAATTCCAGTTGAAGGTCAAAGAGACCTTTATAGAGACAAAAGAACAAATGCAATTATTAATACAAATAAAAATGACTATGAATCTTATATTATGAGAAGAGAGTCATTGCAAAACCAAAAGAAAAAAATTGAATCTATTGAAGATGAAATTGTAAACGTAAAAAATGACTTAGATGAAATTAAAATGCTTTTAAGGAGATTATCTGAAAAATGAATCCAAATGAAATTGAGTTAGAAAATTTAAGCAAAAGTTTTGAATATTTTAAGTATTCTTCGGAAATAGACTTGATTACTGATGTTGAGCAATTAAAAAATATTGCAAAATGTTATTATAAACTATATTTGAAACAACAGGAAGTTATTTCTAATTTTTCAATTAAAGGTTTAGAATAAATATCTTAAGAGGTATATAAAAAATGGCGCAACCTTCTTCCAGACAAGAGTTAATTGACTATTGCAAAAGAAAACTGGGAGCGCCAGTTTTGGAAATTAATGTTGCGGACGAACAAATTGACGATCTAGTTGATGATGCAGTACAGTTCTTCCAAGAAAGACACTTTGATGGAGTTGGTCAAGTATATCTCAAATATCAAATAACTCAAGATGATATTGATAGAGGAAAAGCACCTGCTGGATTAAATCCTTCTGCGGGAATAGAACAAACATCAGCGACTGCAAACATTGTTGGAACTGCTACAACGTTTACATACAAAGAAAATAGCAATTTCTTACAAGTTCCACCATCAATTATTGGAATTCAAAAAATATATCACTTTGATGGCACCAACACTACAACAAACAATATGTTTAGTGTTAAATATCAGTTATTTTTAAATGATATTTACTATTGGGGTTCAACTGAAATATTAACTTATGCGATGGTAAAAACATATCTTGAAGATATTGATTTCTTACTTACAACGCAAAAGCAAATAAGATTTAATCAAAGGATGGATAGATTATACTTGGATATTGATTGGGGAAGTGTTGCTGTTGGAGATTATTTAATAATCGATTGCTATAGATCTTTAAATCCAAATGATTTTCCTAGAGTTTGGAATGATTCATTTCTAAAACCATATCTAACTGCACTTATAAAAAGACAGTGGGGACAAAATCTAATCAAGTTTCAAGGAGTAAAACTTCCAGGTGGAGTTGAACTTAATGGAAGACAAATGTACGATGATGCACAAAGAGAAATTGATATGATAATGGAAAAAATGTCCAATACATATGAATTACCACCTCTGGATATGATAGGATAAAGATATGCTTAATCCATTTTTCCAACAAGGTTCTAAAAGTGAACAAAATCTTGTACAAGATTTAATTAATGAACAACTAAAAATATATGGTGTAGAAGTTTACTATTTGCCAAGAAAATATGTAACTTCCAAAACTATAATAAAAGAAGTAATTGAGTCTAAATTCGATAATGCTTTTCCTATTGAGGCATATGTTGATACCTATGATGGATATAATGGTTTGGGAACTTTAATGTCAAAGTTTGGCATTCAAGATCTCGATGATTTAACTATTACTATCTCTAAAGAAAGATTTGAAACTTATATTACACCTCTCATTGAGAATATATCTGATATTAAGTTATCCACAAGACCTAAAGAGGGTGATTTAATTTATTTTCCTTTAGGCGATAGATTATTTGAAATTAAGTATGTTGAGCACGAAAAACCTTTTTATCAACTTCAAAAAAATTATGTATATCAATTAACTTGTGAGTTGTTCAGATATGAAGATGAAATAATTGATACTGATGTAAGCGAGATAGATGATAATGTAGAAAATTTTGGATATATACAAACTTTGACTCTCATAGGATCTGCAGTTAGTGCAACAGCATCTTCTCAAATATTTAATGGTGGAGTAAGAAAAATAACTCTTACAAATAGAGGTAGTGGATATACATCTACTCCATTAGTAGCAATTTCATCAGCTCCAGTTGGTGGGTTAACTGCAACTGGAATTGCTACAATGATATCGGGAATTGTCGATTGTGAAGGGTTAATATCTGATAGAATTCAAGGTGTAGAGATAACAAATTCTGGATATGGATATACATCAATTCCAAAAGTTTCTTTCTTAGGTGGAGGTGGAAATGGGGCAGAGGCAACTGCAGAAATTGCCGATGGCGTAGTTGGAATAATATCAATAACTAATGGTGGATCTGGATATATAGACCCACCAGTTATTAATATAGATCCACCAGGAATATCCGGAATAGGAATAACAGCAACTGCAAAAGCATATATTAATAGTTCTGGAACAATAACTGAAATTAGAATAATTGATACAGGAATTGGATATACTACAGCACCTACAGTACAAATAAGTCCACCAGATTCTGTTGGATTTGGCACTTTTATATTTAATGAAGTTATTACAGGATCTACAACTGGTGTAACGGCTAGAGTAAATTCTTGGGATTCTTCAACAAATATATTAAAGGTATCAAAACTTACAGGAAGTTTTGTTGTTGGAGAAAATATTGTAGGTTCTGAAAGTGGAGCAAATAGAGTATTGGGACTAATTAATTCTTACGATGATATAGATTCATATGCACAAAATGATATTATTGAAGAGGAATCTGATCTAATTTTAGATTTTAGTGAAGTTAATCCATTTGGAACTCCATAAATATACAATATATAAGAATAATTAATTCTCTTCAAAATGTTTGAATATTTTTATCACGAAATATTAAGAAATACTGTTGTATCTTTTGGTACGCTTTTCAATAATATTTCAATAAAGCACAAAAATAACTCTGGAGATATTGTAAGTGAACTAAAAGTTCCTCTTGCATATGGACCAACTCAGAAGTTTTTAGCAAGACTCGAACAATCTCCGGATCTGAATAAACCAGTTCAAATGACTCTTCCAAGAATGTCATTTGAATTTATTGGACTAAATTATGATCCACAGAGAAAAGTAACATCAACTCAGACATTTATAACGTCTCCTACAGCAGATAAGACTCAGGAGAAAAAAGCATATATGCCAGTTCCATACAATATGGAATTTGAGTTAAGTATAATGACAAAATTAAATGATGATATGCTTCAAATTATTGAGCAAATACTTCCATATTTTCAACCTTCATATAATTTATCTGTTAACTTAATTTCAGAAATTGGAGAAAAGCGCGATATTCCCATTGTGCTTGGAAGTATTACAATGAGTGATGACTATGAAGGAGATTTTTCAACTAGAAGGGCATTAATTTATACACTAAGATTCACTGCAAAAATATATCTATTTGGTCCAGTTTCTTCTGCATCTCAAGATATTATCAAAAAAGTTTCTATTGGTTATATATCAGGATCTTCTAGTGGAGCAGATGCAAAATCTGGAGGAAGGGATCTACAATATTCAGCAGAACCAACTGCAACTAAGAATTATACCGGAGTAAGTATATCCACTTTATCTTCAGATATTGAAAAGACAGATTCATATATTAGTGTGAATGATGCTTCATCTATTCTACCCAATACTTATATTGCAATTAATGAAGAGACGATATATGTAAAATCAAAAACAGGAAATAAACTGTCAGTAACTAGAGGTGAAAATGGAACTACCGTAACTTCACACGTCTCTGGATCCACAGTTCTTGGAATAACGGAGCAAGATAATAATCTAATAGAGGTTGGTGACGACTTTGGATTTAGTGGTGGATTTTCATGAGAATGACTAAAAAATACGAAAAACTAAATGAAGAGTTCCATGTTTCAAATGATATAATAAAACCAGAAATAGTGGAATCTACTTCTGAAATTAATAATGAAGCAACATCATCAATAAAAGACATTAAAAAAGACTACGAATATACCAGGGGAAATTTATATTCTCTTATAGAAAAGGGACAGGAAG